GTACCTTAGATTTAAACAAGGTAATTTTAATGTTATTATAGGGCATGCGAATGTCGGCAAGACTACTGTTATTGTTTACCTATTTACACTATGGGCAATAAAACACAATTTAAGGTTTTTAATATGGTCTAGCGAAAATACAGCGCAAAGTATTGTTCGTAAAATTATAGAGTTCCGTATGAACAAAACAATTAACGAAGCAAGCGATACCTTAATTAATGAAGCTGTACGTTGGTGTGACGAACACTTTAAAATAATAGACGTTGACGATATTGTTACCTATAAACAATTATTAAAGGAAGTAAACCAAATTAAAGACGCTTGGGATTTTAACGCTTTACTTGTAGACCCTTATAATAGTTTAGCTAAAGATATAGGCTTGTTTAAGTCAATAGGTGGGCATGAGTATGACTATCAAGTAGCTTCAGAAATTAGATTAATGGCTAAAAAGCGTAACATAGCAGTATTTTTAAATGCTCACGGTGTAACTGAAGCTCTACGTAGAACCCATGCAAGTGGACACGAATATGCTAATTTGCCAATGCCTTTAGGTTTAGCAAGTGTAGAAGGCGGGGGTAAATGGGCAAACAGGGCTGATGATGTTATCTGTATTCATAGATACACAAGTAGCCCAACTGATTGGATGTATAGCCATTTACACGTCCTTAAAGTAAAAGAAAATGAAACAGGTGGTAGATGTACACCTTACGAAGAACCAATCCGTCTTAGAATGTCTAAAAACAATGTAGGTTTTGAGTTTATGGGTAGGAACTTAATACACAACCAAACAAAAATAGAAACATTAAATATATAAAATGATAATGATTGGGGTTTTGCTGTTAGTGTGCTTATTATTTTTAATTATAGCACAAATAAAAAAAGCTGAGGTTATATTAAGCCCAGTCGTTGGTATTATGTTTGGTTTTTTATATCACAAAGAACAATACGAAGAAGAAGATGAATTTACGCTGCAATGCGTTATAGGTGTAATTAGTATTACTGTGATATGGATAAACCCATTGGATGGCTTGCAAAAGTAGCCGAAAGACATAAAGAGTGGATAAAAATAATAAATAGCTTTGGTGAGTATGATTACGCTGAAGATTTGGTACAAGAATGTTACATAGTTTTATATAAATATGCAGACGAAACTAAGATTATTGCAGATGGTATCGTTAGTCGTGGGTATATGTATTTTACTCTTCGTTCTTTGTATTACCAATATTATAATAGTAAAAGAAAAGTTGTTAAAGTTTCTATCGACGATGATGACTTTACCTACCAAATTCCAGACGATACGCAAATGGATGAGGAAATAGCTTTTAACAAAATTTGCCAAATGATAGACCAGCATATTGAAAACTGGCGTTGGTATGAAAAAAAGTTATTTACTTTGTACAGAGATACCGATTTAAGTATTAGGGGTATAGCTAACGAAACTAATATAAGCTGGGTAAGTATATTTAATACGCTTAAACAAGCTAAAGATGAATTAAGGGAAACGTTTAAAGAAGATTACGAAGATTATAAAAATTTAGATTATGACAGAATTTAATGGCGACAAAAGAAGCAAGGCTTACAGAAATTGGAAAAAGAACCATGCTAAAGCAAGCGAGGGTCTGGGCGATACTGTAGAAAAAATTACAGAAGCCACAGGTATAAAAAAAGCAGTTAAATTTATTGCAGGTGAAGACTGCGGTTGTGATGAACGCAAACAAAAGCTGAATCAAATGTTTAGGTATAAAAAACCTGAATGCTTAACGGAAGCTGAGTTTGATTTAATTAAAATGGCAGTAGATACTAAAAAGAATAAGTTTACACCTGATGAACAGGAAACATATAAAAAAATATATGAAAGGGTATTTAAAACGCAGGTAAGTTGTACACCTTGCAGCTTTGCCAGCGTGGTATGGAAAGACCTTAGTATGATATACAATCAGTATCTTTAAAACAAAACAAACAATGAACAAAAAAATTAACAACTTAAAAGAAGCGGAATACTATACTAACTTTAACTTAGTTGGTGAGTATATTGTTAAAGCAAGACAAGCCAAACCAGAAAGCGAAGCTATCAATAATATGTATTACGCATGGCAAGAACTGGGTTTTTATGTACACAACCTTATAGTAAATGAAAGGTTTTACGAACAATCATTGAGCGAATACCGTAGCGATAAAATAAGGGCGGTAACACGAGCAAGAACAGCAGAGGAAAAAGTTGCTACTTTAGAAAAAGAATTAAAAGAATTAAAACTAAAAAAAGAACTAGGGCTATGAGCGACAGCGTTACCAAATGGCACGAATTAATGGAAGCTAAAAATATAGATATAACTTATAAAAAGTTTGATGATGTTAAATACGACAACCCTGATGGCTTTTATAAATATTTAAATGAATTGCAAATGCAATTGATGGAAGCAATAATTTACATTGATAAAATTAAAAAACAAAAATAATGCCTTTACCAAAACCAAACCCAGCAGAATCACAAAAAGAATTTACTAATAGATGTATGTTAGATAAAAACATGGTTAAAGAATTTAAAGACCGTGACCAACGTTTTGCAGTATGCTCACAAATATATAAGGATGAAAGAAGCTGAACTTGTTAAAATGCGTTATGACTTAAAGTTAACGCAGCAGGCTTTAGTAGTGGCTTTAGAAAAAATAAAAGCACTAGAAGAAAAAGTTTTTAAAAATAATTAGTTGTATATTAAAAAAATGTTTATTACCTTTAACATATAATTTTAAACTAAAGAACAATGTACGAAAATTATTATTACCAAATGATGACAACCCAAGAGTTAGAAATGGTTGTTTATGACACTAACCAGTTAGATGGTTATAGAAAACGCTGCGAGCAGGAACTAATAAAAAGATACCAAGAAGAACAAGAATTTACACAGTTATGAATTATTATAATCCTTTTGAAGACATGGGTTATTTTTTAGAATACCTAGTAGATGGAAAACTTATTGGCACTCAATTATTAGAAAAACCAGACAGGGAACATGTCGGTTATCATGGCAGAATAGATGCAATAGCAGAAACTGATATAATACTACAACGCAATAAAGTTGTTAAAAAAGGAACTAAATATTATACAAGAATGTATCCACTTTGTGGTAAAAGAAAATAATTATGATAAAACTATTAAACGGTGATACTTGGAACCATACTGAGATACTCACACAAATGTATAGCGATGACTTTTACTATGGGCATTTAAATAAAAACGCACTTAGTAGCAGTAGTTTAAGAACATTACTTAAAAGCCCTAAGACGTATAGAAATATTATTAAATACGGTGGGGGCGATACACAGGCTTTAAGTGAGGGTAGGCTGGCTCATTGGTTTATACTTGAACCACACAAAATAGATAGGTTACATTTTGTAGATGCTTCTACTAAAAACACCAATAAGTATAAAGATGCCAAAAAAGAATATGAGCATGTATTTTTAACAAAAGAACGTGAAGCTGCTGAAAGGTTAGCTGATGCTGTATTAAGAAACGAAGCAGCATTAAAACTATTATCTAAGTCAGAGTTTGAAATTCCTGCTATACAAATGATAAACGGTTTACCTTTTAGGGGTAAGGCTGATATTATACAAGGTGATACTATTATAGACCTTAAAACAACTGCCGACCTTAATACTTTTAGGTATAGTGCCGACAAGTATGGGTATGATTTACAAGCGTGGTTATACTTAAAGTTATTTAATAAAAGTAAGTTTATTTTTTTAGTAGTTGACAAAGGTAGTACCGACATAGGTATATTTGATGTAAGCGAAGAGTTTTTAAACAGGGGGGAACAAAAGTTCCATCAAGCGGTTGATAACTATGTTTATTTTTTTAAAGAAGAACACGATTTAGACCAATACGTTTTACGAGGTGTATTATGAAGCTATTTGAAGATGACTGGGGTATAGATAACAGCCCAATAGACGAAACAGAAATAACCACTACTATTTTATATTTTAGTGCGCAAGAACTAAGGAAGTTTAAAAAACTTTGTAAAGTTGGCATAAAAATTGAATTTGGTGAGGAATACCAACAAAAGGGAAACCTTAGTGACTTTTTACTAAAAATATTAAATGAAAGATATGGAAACTTATAATTTAAAAAGAGTACTTGATGATGAGCAAGCTGCTAAACTTAAAACCCAATATTTAGATGATAGCCACTATAATACACTAATAACAAGTGACGCTGATGGTTACGATGCTTATACTGGGGCTTTATTGTTTAGGTACCGTAAAGGGGTAATACCTTACGACTTATTAAAAACAGGGTACGAATCATTTAAAGACAGTATAGAACTAACAGAAAGTAGGGGAGCAGCAAGTGGAAGCAGCCACAAACGTATTCGTAAAGATGGCAGCATTAGTAATATAACAGTAGGTAATAAAGTTGAGTCTGGTAGTGTAGGTTATATGGATAAAAGTGCAATGATACACTACTGTCGTAAAACAGCATTTGCTAAAAAGTATTTTAACAAGTTTAAAGCAGGTATACCCTTTGTACAGTTTATAGACCAAAAGTATCAAGAACTTTGCCCTGAACATTATGCAAGGCAAAAAGCAATAGCTTTAGGTACGAATCAAAACTACGTTATAGCAGACACTAGCTTTACAACTGTAACCGTAAATAAAAACTTTAGAACAGCAGTACACCAAGATGCAGGCGACTTCCAAGAAGGCTTTGGAAACTTAATAGTTTATCGTGAAGGTCATTGCGATGGTGGTTACTTTGTGCTGCCTGAATATGCAGTTGCGATTGATATGCAAAATACCGACTTGCTTTTTGTTGATGTACATAAATGGCATGGCAATACAGAATACACTAATAGAAGTGATGACTGGATGCGTGTAAGTTTTGTATTATACTATCGTGAATATATGTATAAATGCAAAGGACCAAAAGAACAGCTAGAAGAAATTAAACAAGATAAAACAGGATATTTAACATTATGAGCAATAAAGAACCATTAAACAAAAAAAAGACTGAAGCAGCAAACAAATTTCAAGATACAGTTTACGAATACTTCGCCAAAGAGTGGGGTTGGAATTTAATACACCACACCAGTTTAGAAAACCAATTTGAAAAAGGTGAAAACGCACAAGGTATAGAAATAAAGCATGACCAAACGTTTGAAAGTGGTAAAAGTAAGAACGTTTACATTAGTGTAAAAAGAACATACCCTTATAAAGAAGAGGTGCCTAGTGGTATAATGAAAGAACACAACAAACGTTTTTTTGTTATAGGAGGCGAATATAAATTTTACATATTTGCACTAAAGACCTTAGAAACTATTATT